TTTGTCATACTTACAAAGGTTCGGGTGTCCTACAACACGCCTACGTCCTTCTTTAAAAGAGTGCCTAAAGCTGAGAAATGGTTTGAGGCATAATGGGAGTTTCCTGCCCACCCCCTCATCCTATTTCAAACGACCGGCCGAGACAACGAGGTTTGCCAGTGGACCGCTGTCATCCAACCCCACGATGATACAAGACTACGTCGAACCGCCGAACGAATCGGCTGACGTTGGACTTCATCCAAGGACGGGTCACCCCGTAATTCATTGCACACCTCGCACACATAATGTCCGGGTTCCAACCGGGTAAACGCCGCGCTAACCTCTTTCGGAGGCGCACTTGTTCACTATGTATACTTATTTCATGGGCGGGACCGCTAAACACTGTCCTGCGTCCTACGGCGTTAGGTTCATTTCTTTTTCTCTTTTGTAAGCAGCTCAACTGAGCCGACGTCTGTCTCTCCCGCAATCACGTCATCGTAAGAGGGCAACTTGCCTACGTAACCTGCTAGGACAGGAAACCCTCTATTTCTTTTTTCAACAGGTTTGCTAAACATCTTGGCACTGTGCCACTTCCGAGTCAGATCGCCCAAATCAGACCCCCATAAGAGGGGCTTGAAAGAAGGGCAATCGTGTCTGGTGGCAGAAACAGCTAGATGAAAACGCATAGCAGCCTGCTTTGCACTGGTGACGCAAAACTCCGTTCTCCACTTCCAAGAGGCTAATTCACGAAGGTTGACGACCTTGTCCTCGTCACTTAACTCGTCGGGGTCTACAAACTCGCACCCGGAGGTGGTGAGTGAGAGACCGTTGGAGATAGACAAGGAGGGTACTGGTGTGTGAGTTAACGTCGTGCTGAGACCGAATTTCTTGGTAGCACGATAAGCCAGGGGCCCACGGAAGCCCAAGTCATACGTCGTAATTCCCAACGGCCTAATTTTTCCTATGTTCCAGCTGAACCAGGCCATCGCTGCTCTAAAGCGATAAGAGCCTTTCAAACCAGCAATAAAATCAGAAAACCCCTTCGCGAGAGAATCGAGTGACTCACACTCCCGTAACATCCCCATGCGCACAGTCTGAACCACGACGTAACGTTTGCCTCGGCGAACGCACAAAGTGGAATTAAGAGAGCCATGCAGGGGAGATACGGAAGTCTTTGTCCGCTCGACCTCTAATGAGAGACTACCTACTGTATTCATCCAGAGCGCACTGAAGTGCGGTCCGGAACGAAAAAGTATGTCGTCCCCATTGATCAGACATGGAAAGTCACTGCAATCAATCCCAACGGAATGCCCTGAGTACAAAAAGGCAATCCTATTCTGAATACACAGAAGAGGGAAAGAAAGCATAGACCCCATCATCTGACCACGCGTAGGAGAAAAATCTTCAATGCCGTGTTCAAGGTTGTATAACGTTGGACGGAGAATTGACATAGCATAAGCCTTCAAAGAACCCGGCACAGAGACCGTGTTCTTGAGCAGCTCGTCCATGATCGCTTCGGCAACCTCAATAGAGAGGTTGTCCGTAGCGGACTTGTAATCTCCGGACGTCAACGTTTCACCTTCACAATAAGAAAAACCGGCCGCCCTCAGTTTGTCCGACGTAAAATCGCCTCGACAGAGCCAAGAAAACCGAGAGATGTGTCCATAGATAGCCTTATGCAAGGGTTTCAAATGGAGCGCATCAGCGGAAAACTTACTCAAAGGTCGAGGTTTACCTGCGGACTGAACGACAGTGAGATACGAAGAGGTGGACAGCTTACGGTCAACTCCCTCAAGACAAGACTTTAAAAAGTCAGCTTGAGAGAAGCTATTGCCCTTGGATAAAAACCCATGAGCACCGCCAGCACCTCTACGATTTTCTACACATGCCGAAACTGGGGGATCAACGGTCCCAACAAAACCTTCGTACGAGGACGAATCCCAACCGTGGGGAAACATCTCGCGCACAACTCTACGAACAAAAAAAATATAGCCTGAAGGAAGGGGAGGAGGTGGAGAAAGGAAATGGTCGGCGACGGATTTGATCAAAGGAGCTTCCATACACCGGCATGAAGCCGGCTGTAGCTTCTTTATCGAATTCCATGCAAAGGT